TTTTTTAGTGATGCGCTTCTACCAAGACAAAGTCTATTAATGAAGAAGGTCCCACGAGCAGGCCACCCTCTAGCGGTTCCGGCCCTTACTACAGCTGGCGGATTGGATATTGAGGGAGACCACATGACCTCTTCAACAGAGCAAAGCGTTCCCTTTATAGCTGCGGCTGCTGGGAAGTCTGTTAGTATATCTCCAGTCGCAACCGTTCCTCCGGCATTAACAGAGTTGATTCTTAATACTCCGCCGTCGCCTTCAAACAAACCACCAACATGGTTGTCATTAAAAATAGCAATGGTACAAGTAATTGTTTTGGCTAATCCGGTCGTGGCGGAAGGTGTAAATGTAACTGTGCTCAATCTATACTGAGTCTCACCAGTGTTTACCGTGGTGAAGTCAAAGCCGGGATAGGTTGTTGGCTGCAACCATTTTAAAGTCCAGACATTGTGAGCAGCTCCCGGTGTTCTTATTAGTTGTGTTAGCTGTTTGCTCTCATACATTATGATTACACGGTCTTGCCCGACCACAAAGTGAAGGTCTTTAATCTGCGCAGCCGTCCACGGGAAAACCCCACCTATAGCACCAACGACTGTTACCTGAAATATATTGTTGTAGAAAATCTCAAACGCTACACCATTAGTTGTGTCTTCTACAGCCATGATTGTGTAAACGAATTCTTCATCGGTATCATAATCAAACATGACGCCATTTATATTGGCAGCATCTGTTATGGGCGCATTACCATTTGTTCTGTCAATGAATATGAACGGAGCGCTAGAGCCGTTTTCAGCCGTTAGAGATCCAGATCTAATAGAAGCACCTCCGGTCCATATGCTAACCATGTTCCTTAGCTTTCTGGCCCCTTTGGTGTACAGGTCTACGTCAAATCTTGCAAGTAATGCTGGGTCTAGTTCCCCAAGAGAGAACGAGTTATGCGTGGAGCGAAACGCCATATTATTGTCTCACTGCTTGATAAGGAATGTATCTTAAAGTTCGTGGCGGAGAGCTTTGACCGTCAGCGAATAGGGCTCTCGCCTCCCAGGTATTTAAACCTGTTTGTATTCTTGCAACAATTCTGTCAGACAACGTTACTGAAACGGCTAGCATATCTGCAAGCGCATAAACCATATACATTTTGAATGCAGGTGGCCATTTGGAAACAGCAACACTCCGAGAATAGATTGCGGTGATTGCTTGGCTTCCGGTTGTAACTAACCTTTCACCGAACACTGTGTAGATAACAAAGGGATCAACCCGGTGAAGCATTAACAAGTCTGCCGGCAAATCCCAGTAAAAACTCCAGCCCTCAAAGTCAGGAACTAGGGCGTTAAGAAGACCAGTTGACTGGTTGTGTAAAGCAAAGCGCCAGCGATTGGAACCAAGTTCAGCAGTAACCAGCGTTCCGTAGAACGAGGCCGCATTGATCGCAAACTCACCTCCCGAATCAATCGTATTAAAATTTCCCTTACCGCATAACTGAGCAGCTTGGGATATAATTTCAATATCTGTTTGAGGTGGATCCATCGTGACCGGCATGGCCTGCTCCCCATGTTAGTAAGAAGGGGGCTGAGGCCCCCATTCTTAGAACTTATTAAGCATCTACAGAGGAAACTGTTGAGTACCATAGATCGACGAAATAATCTGAAGATGTTCCACCCGTGAAATCTTGAGTTTGGGTAGACAAAGACAGAGGTTCATTAATCGTATCAGCATCAAGCAGCGTGGTATCCACTGGAGTGAAGCCAAACATGGTGTCAGCAGTTGCAGCAATTACAGTAGCAGCAGACTGATTTCCCGTTGCATACGAAGAGGCATCATCAGCAGTAGAACCATAAGTTACAAGCACTGTACCACCATCAGCAAGAACTGTTCCGCCATAGTCGATAGTTAAAGAAGCTCTATGCACGACGTGCTTAAAGCCAGCACCAGGTGCTGCAACCAACAAATGAGGTGTGGTGTTCGTAGCAATGAACTCGGCTAGAGTTGGTATAATTCTCACGTGAAGCATGCGAGTTGCATCACCACCAGCGGCGGCAAACTCAGCCATGGCTACATTGGTAGTGATACTTGAAACTTTGTACATTCCGTTAGTATCAGAACCGGTAACAATCAGTGTATCGCCAACCTGTAAAGGTCCAGCTGTTGAGCCAGATGTTAAGCTTTGTTGAAAGCTATTAAAATAAGCGGAAGCCACAACTTCGGCCAGCGTATCATCAGCACCACCAGTGGTAGCACCATTATACGACCAGACGTTTAAGCCTTGTTGGTTTCCAGAACTTGATACCTTTGAGAGGTATTGAATATCAAAAGCCATAATAAAATCTCCTAGTAAATTCAGTAAACTTAAGCGTAATTAACTTCAACCATACCTGTGGCATCGACAACACCAGCGGCGGCTTCCATCCACATATTGATTAAGTAAGAAGCTTTAACGTTTTCCCAAGAGATGTCTCCGCCCAATCTTTCAGTTTGAGCATAGCCAACAGCACGCTTAGCAAACATGTAAGCGATATTAGCACCGCCTAGTCCGCCTTCGAGCATGTCTGGTAGAACCTTAAATTTAACACCCATGATTGTCATTCCATCAAACCCGTCACCATCGAGTGCGCGTTTATTAACGAAGTCACTTGAAGTTAACTCATTTTGAGCGAGCAAATCTTCTTCGGCACCTGAGTTCATTACGCAGTAAACATCTCCGCCGATACCAGCAGCTCTCAAGAAGCCTTTAGCTTGAACGAATTTTGCGAAAGTGAATGCAGTACCACCAGCAGCAATTGAATTACCCTGGCCAGCACCACCGGCATAGCTGGCACCAACTAATGCAGCAGCAATTTGTTGATCGCAACGACGACCCAAAGCTTCAGCACATAATTCTGAATACTCTTGAGTAGCGTTAACAGCGATTTTATTTAAGAAACTTCTATCTGCATATTCAGATGCATACCAATCTTCTAATGTGATTGCTACGTTACGGTTGGAGATGTTCATTGGAACGACATCATCCTGAGGAGCTTTCTGATTAGCTATCCCGTTTCCGAATACTGGGAAATTAACAATAGACCCAGATGTTCCGGTTTGTACGCGGACGCACTCTTCTAAATGGAAACCTTTGGATGTGAATTCAATGTGAGCATCTGATAGAAACTGTTGTTTCTGTATATTTGATAGTTGTAATGACATAATCATACCCCCTGAAAAAGTTAAAACAAAATTATTTGAATTACTTTCAGGGTATCCCGATCAGAGGTTGGGCCCATCCGTGAGGTGAGGTATCCGACTTATACGAGGCCGTCAGTTATCAGTGTCAGTATAACTAACTTTTGCTTACATGCAATAGCTATTGTCCAGCTCGCTGCCTAGCCTGAACCTCGCGTGCACTCAACTCTCGGCGGTAAGTCTGGTCTTTCTTGTATCTATCGTTGTTGTCACCTTTCTCTTTCTCGATGTCGTTGACAGATTCAAAGGCAACCGGCATTCCGTGAGATTGAGAGGGGATGTTGCTACTAGTTGGCACATGGGCTAACAGCTTACTGATAGATTGAAAGTCTTCAACCGTTCGAATTAAACCTTTAACGCGGTGAGCTTCTTCGTTTCCAAGCAACTGGTTTAGTTGTTTGTCTACCTGGGTAACCATTGAAGCTTGCTCTTTGTGTAAAGTTTTAGCAACCTCTTGAGCCTCATTCTGAACAACTTTGTCAGCAGCAGACCAGTAGCTTTTCAAAAGTTTGTTAAAACCTTGGTTCGAAAGACCAATTTCTTTAAGCTCTGTCTGCATATGGGAAAGCATTGGGTCGTTTTGTGGTACCCCAGAGTCTTCGGATAAAACATAATCACCTTTAGGTGCACCCCAATTGCCACCTGTTTTGCTGTTCAACTCAGAGTAGGCTTTGGCTTGCTCTTCTATCGACGAGTACTTGTCTTTCATAAACCATTCGGGATGTTGCACGTCATCAACATCTTTTTCTTCTGCTGTTTGTTCGGGAAAGATAGAGGTGGGCGCGGTTTCCTCGGCTACAACTTCAACAGCTTCAGCAGCTTCAGGCTGAACCTCTGCTTGAGACTCTTCTGTCATGCTGACTTCCTTTTTCTAACTGTTTGCTTTTGTTCTGAGCGTAGAACTCCGAACATCTTATCCTCAACCCATTTCCTAATCTGTCCTACCATTGCATTTCTGCCACCGAAGAATCTTATCTGGTCATTAGTCTGCTCGGGTGTTCCCATCGGTTCATACATAAACCTATGTTCCCATAAGGCGAGAAGTCTTTTGCCATCTTTGTTTTCATGGAAAATCTTATAGCATAGGCCGGTAACCTCGTCGTTCCAGTTAGACCAAGGGTCTTTTTTCTCAAGTGGTTTTGCTTCGAAAGTAGTTTTACTATCCTTCAAGTTCGTTGCCGGTGACCCTTCCTTCTGCGTCGCTTTGGACATTAATATCCTCTCCTGTCTGCTGTTTGATCATAGCTTCTGCTGCTGCATCGAGCTCTTCTTGAAGTTGTTCCTCGCCCTTAATCACTGATACATCAGCACCAATATTCTCGGCAAGCATCATTGGGAGCTTGGTAGGTTTAAGGGCAGCTGATGCTACCTCTGGGCCAACCATACCTGCTAGTGAAGTGAACCACCTTTCGAGCTGTGATACTTTAACATTTCCACGCGCTGTCATCAAAGGTGTCTCATATCTAAGGTCGAGTATTTCACCATCAACGGACAAAAGTTTCTCTTTAATCTCTGGGGGCACATCAGCAAAGGTCTCGGGTGAAACCTTATTAATTATGTACATAGTTCTGGCAATCATAGGGTCGAAGAACTCAGTTTGAAGCCGTGGCACCATAGCCATGAAGCTTTCTAAGTTTTCCGTATATCGTAACTGCGACTCAGTAGCTGTTCGATCGGGAGCATCGATAGGACCAAGCGGCGCCGAGAATAGTAATTCATTAATTTGCTGTCGGAAATCTGATACCAACATAGCAGTAAAATTAATATTGCCTGACGCAGGAAAGCCTTGGATCGGAGAGTTGCCCATCGTCATTTGGACTGGGATGATTGCTCCAGGTTTCGCAACGAATGTATCTTCATTGAAGGCACTGTCGCTTGCTGCCATGTACATAGGGTTTGCTACGAAAGCCGCAGCCATTAGCTCATCACCGACGGCTTCATTAATTGTCGCGGCTGTTGGCCATGCTTCTAGTGAAGGGCCTCTACCCCTAACCTCTCCAGCCAGTTTCCTCATTCTATAGGCAACCCACGGCCAAGAAGGAGACGAGGTTGTTAGTAAAACATCTTGAGATGAAGTCATTACTACATAGCGATACTTCTCATTAGGAGCAGCATCGTAATCTATGTAAGAGCACTCAAATATGTTTACTGTTTGATCTTTAGTTTTGTTTTTTGGCATCCTAGCTTCGGGCCACAACTGATTAATAAATTCTACTTTAACCTTGTCCCAGTCTCTGAAGATTGCAGAGAACCCACCGACAGCATCGCCTTCAAACATAACCTGGGTTACTGGGCACGCTTCAAACCTAAGAGGTTTACTTTTCGTGCCTTCGTTGATGGCTAACACACCGGTAGATATTAACGTGTCGCTTAACGACTCACCGAAAGCAAGGTAGAAATTACTTCTATCTAATATTTGGAACCATTGGTCGGTCATTTTCTGGGTGAATTCCAAAGCATTTTTATACTCAGTGGAATCCTTTGGGCCGAACCTATCGCCGGGAACGAACTTCACCCACTGCTGACCCTGGGGTGCCATGCCTGTTAACATTTTGTTCACCAATCGCTGGTGAGCAATCGGTAAAGTCAAGTCATAGATGTCTGCTCCCAGGTTTTCACCAGGTGTAATCTCGGTACCAGTGCCTAGGTTTTTCCAGGGATTATAGTTGGGAACAGCATAGTGATAAGCTTTGTTTAGAAGATCGTACCAGAGAAGCATGTCCGACTTAGCTGCCTTATGTCTTCTCATTAAATCACGGGTGTCAGCCTCGAAAGGGGGACTCTTTGTGTCAAATACAGAGGCGTTCTCACGGCGCTTCATGATGCTTTTCAGCTCTTTTGATAGTGCCATAATCTACAACGCCTGTCCGCGGGAACCCAAAACACTTGGGCTGTCTGATTCAAAGAAGCCTCCACCACGAGCGCGTCTTGCTCTAGCAAGAACCGCCCCAGCTCTTTTTCTTTGCTCTATCGCTTCGTTATCGAATTTTACTTGTGCCTGTTGAAGTCTTCCGGCTTCCTCTCTTGATGCATCTGCTGCTTCATTTGCTCTCCGTCTTGCGCCTCCGCCACCCATACCTTTCCTTTCCCTATGTGGTTATCCGATTTCAATATCTTAGAGAATAGCTGATGTGGAGTTAGAGTTAAAGGCCAGTACACCCCTAATATATATTGACACACCCCCACGCAGGATAGTATTCCGCCCCTCAAGCGCCCCTTGTTAGGGCTCGGTTTGCAAAATAGTTGAACAACTGTGGTTTCAGGGTTCTGTCTAACTAGGGTTCCGGCTACATCATTGTCCCAGCTTGCGGGCAACACCATGCAACATAAATCTCTAAGGGAGGCATCATAACAAACCCAGCCAAGGGCTTGGCGCTCTAAGGCGTATACGTGGCGGAACCCAGGCTTAAGGAACTCCCAGCCAGGGTAGGTATCACAGTCTTGGAAGACAAGATAGATTTCACGGATGCCATCACAATCGAACGACAATTTTAATGAGCCTGTTTGACTTTCGGGGTGATCGGTATCGTGCCAGGATATTGTCATTTTTTTTGATAATAATCTCTGAGGCGTGCTCGTCTATTAGCGCAGCGGATAGCCGCTTAACCCTGGTGGAGAACCCGGGCACAATTATCTATCTGTACGTTATCGAACTGGATAAGGCAGAACTTGCAGCGCATATGAATTGCTTTCCTCTGAGAGCCTCTGGTGTCCCAGTTTGATACGAAGAACTCGTGCTTGCCAGTCTTACACTCAGCTGGGCAGTCACACAATCTTTCATTCTGTCCTTCGCCTATTTTTTTTGCGGTCATCTACTCTTCCCTTAGCCATTCAATCAATTCGTTGTAGTTTAATATCTCATGTTGAACCAGGTGTTGTCCAACCAAAGCTTCTTCAGAGGACCCACACCGGAACGACAAAAAATAATCCCCGGCGGAGGCTTTAATTTCTCTGAATACTTTAATCGAGTTGGCTGCCTGCATTTGAATCTAGCTTAGCTGAGAGTTGGGTGGACATATTCTGCCCTTCTTTGTCGCAAGATTCAACATCCTCAACGATAGAAAAACCACTGACATCCATAAAATCAGATGCTTCACTTGCCCCAACCTCTATAGCCTCTTCTATCGCCGCGGCTCTTTGGGCATCTATTGCTCTAGGGATTAGTTTACAGATTCTTCTAAGAACAGTTTTGCGTGCCATTGCCCCGTAATGAGCTGACCATGGGGCGGAGTTGCCCGACTTTGAGCTGCTCCTAATCCGATCTACATCATGCTTTGACATGACTTCCATCTCTTTGGAACCATTCATGTATTCAGCTACAGCATACACTGCCACCAAATCTCTCTTGCCACCTTCCAGCGAAGGTATGTGGGTTATCCTTTTCTCTGTGCCAAGGAGAACACTGAATGTATCTCCGGCATACACTTCCTGTGCGTAGACTGATTTAACATCGGGTGAACGCATAGCTAGCTCCAACATTCCTCTATAGCCAATAATGACCTGGGCCATTTTGCCATAGGGGATAATATAAAAATGTCCAAGAGCGGAGTCAGGCTCGAGTCCAAGACGTGAGGCGAGCATGACGGCCCCTCCGATGGACTGAGGAGTGCAGTCTAACAGCTTAGGACATTTAATCAACTCACCGGTCATAACAGCTAGGAGCCTGTCGGCATCAAAGTACGCTCCCCTGGGAAGCTGCACTTCTATTCTTGGTTTGGACTTGGCTAGCATGTT